TTTACCCTTTATGGCGGTGGCAAAGGCGGTGGCAAAGGCGGCGGTAAAGGCGCCAAGGGGCCAGAGAGCCGTGCGGCTGAGTTGCGGATTGAATTGAACTTGATGGATCAGTTGCTTGAAGCTGAGTCGTTAATTTCTGAAGCGAAGCTAAGAGGTGATGAGCGTGAAACCGCAATCTTGCAAACGCTTGTCGCTCAAACGCGATTGGCGTCTGAAGCAGCAAAACTTGAGCTAGAGAAAATTCCGGCAAAAGATAAAGCATTAAGGCTTGAAATTCTTCAAAGGCAGTCAACTCAAGAATCCGCCAAACTTGTGTTTACTATTGCTGAGCAAGAGAAAAAAGCAAATGACGAGCTGAAAAAATCAATGGAAACTGCCTCCAAACAAATGGCAGAATTCAAGGACAGGGCCTCCTTTGAACGTGAATATGGTGAACTGATTATGCAAGGGACGCTGCCCGCCACAGCAAAACAATATCTTGAGACTAAGAAGGTTGTCGAGGAGACAATTCGCGCTGCTGAAGCAGCACTTGCTAAGGCCGAGGCAGATGGAGCATCTGCTGATGAAATTGAGCGCCAGCGCAAAGAGCTTGAGCGAATTAAAGGTGAAGGCAGGGCTGAGCAGGATCGTGTTGCTGGCGGCGATGCGCCTGGTCAAATTATTGGTGATGCAATTATTCGTATCCAGGGTGAGCTGAATGAGTTGATGAATATCGGCAATCAAGTTGTCGGCGCCGCCACCGCCATTGGCGATGCATTTGGCAACTCTTTCAAAGGTGTGATTACTGGCAGCATGACAGCTAAAGAAGCATTGGCTAACTTCTTCAGCAGCGTGGCGGATTACTTTGCTGATATGGCCGCCAAGATGATTGCGGAATGGATCAAGCTGGCAATCTTGAACGCGATCGTCAAAATCTTTAATCCCACTTCTGGCGTTGGAGGCGGTGGATCCTTCAGCCCGGGCGCTGGATTTGACCCCGGCGTTGGCGGCAACATTGGCTCGTGGGGCCCTGGCGGTTTCCTGCCTAATGTCAACGGCAATGCGTTTGCGCAAAACGGCATCGTCCCCTACGCCAAGGGAGGCATTGTCAATAGCCCAATGCTGTTTAAGTTTGCCCGGGGCGGCGCCATGGCTACAGGAGTCATGGGTGAGGCTGGCCCTGAAGCGATCATGCCACTCAAGCGCGGTGCTGATGGCAAGCTGGGGGTTGCCGCTTCAGGAGGTGGTGGCGTAACTGTCAATGTGTCTGTAGATGCCAAGGGCACTCAGGTGCAGGGCGATCCGGGACAGGGAGCTGCATTGGGTCGCGTTGTTGCTGGTGCCGTGCAAGCTGAACTGATCAAACAGCAACGCCCTGGTGGCTTGCTGGCGAGGTAACTCATGGCAACTTTTACCTACACTCCTGACTTCCCAGCGAGAGAGAGTACCGCGCCGCGTGTCAGCCGGACCGCCTACCCAAATTACGAACAACGCACAACATTTGGCATCAATCCACTGCAAGACACATGGGATCTCACCTTCAGCGGGCGAACAAGTGCTGATCGAGATGGTATTTACGACTTTCTCAAAGCACGCGCTGGCGCTGAGCCATTTGAATGGGAAACACCGTTTGGTGAAACTGGCAGTTTCATTTGTTCATCGTGGGATACGATTCTTGATTCGTGTAATTACAGCACCATCACGGCTACGTTTGAACTGCAATATGTGCCGGGTGGTCCGAATTTAACGCTGCCTGCAGCACCTGCCGTAGCCTTCTCATATGCGCCTGAATTTTCTGCGCAGCATTCTTATGACAGCCGGGCTCAGACAACTAAGTTTGGCGATGGCTATCGTCAGTGCATTGTTTTTGGTATGCAGCCACAGGAGGAGTCCTGGCAGCTTTCATTCGAAAGTAGAACCAATGCTGAACGCGGCCAAATCCGCGACTACCTGCGTGGCGCTAAAGGTGTCACGGCATTTGCTTGGACAGATCCAAGAAGTGGCGAGGCTGGTAAATTTGTCTGTGATGAGTGGAGCGTTGAATACGTGAATTTCAACAACAGCAATATCAGCGCAAAATTTCGGAGGGTGTTTGAACCGTAATGGCTGTACCGTTTTCAGATTTACAGCAGATTGCACCCAGCGCAGTTATTGAGCTGTTCGAGCTGGAACTTAATGCAGCGCAGCACGGCGTCAATGAAACATATCGCTTCCACGCTGGCGTCAAGGTAGGCAGCAATCAAAACATTGTGTGGGCGGGCAATGAATACCTACGGTTTCCGATCGAGGCCGAGGGATTTGAGTACAGCGGTCAAGGGCAACTACCGCGCCCCAAGCTGCGGGTTAGCAATATCTTTGGAACTATCACGGCATTGCTGCTTACGCTGCCGAACGGCCTAGAGGGCGCAAAGGTAACGCGCATCCGCACCTTGGCGCGCTACTTGGATGCCATAAATTTTCCGCCATCGGATTTTTTGCTGCTTGAAGATGGCGGCATGTTTCTGCTTGAAGATGGCGAAACTTTGGGCCTTGAGGCGGTAAATCCCACTGCAGACCCTACTGCTGAGTTTCCGCGCGAAATCTATTACGTCGATCGCAAGGTGATCGAAACCCGCGATGTTATCGAGTTTGAGCTGGCAGCAGTATTTGACTTGATTGGCGTGCGTGCGCCAAAGCGCCAATGCGTCAGCAATGTATGCCAGTGGAAATACCGTGGCCCCGAATGCGGCTACACCGGCAACGCATACTTCAACACCAACAACCAACCCGTCACATCACTGGCGCAGGATGCCTGCGGCAAACAGCTCAGCAGTTGCGAACTGCGGTTTGAGCAGCAGCGCCGCACTGGATCGGTTACAACCGGCAGCAACATTCTCACGTTGGCGCAGGCCAGTTCATTCAGCACTGGCGACCCGGTTACAGGTTTCGGCCTACCTGCTGGTACGACTGTTGTAAGCGTGGCCGGCACGCAGGTAACAGTAAGCCAAAACGCCACTGCCAGCACGGGTGTAGTGACAACCGGAACGCTGCAGACCAATTACCAAACCATCATTGTTTCTAGCGCCACCGGAATTGTGCCTGGGATGCTTGTCACAGGCAATTACCTACCGGCGAATGCTCAGGTGGTTGCAGTATCTGGAACCACTATTACATTGGGCGCTCCGGTGGATCCGATGCAGTTTTTTACCGTCCTTGGAACGACAGGCGGTCAAGTGTCAGGTAATCGAACTTCGGTGCTAATTAGCAGTTTGCCTGGCACTTTTACGGTGGGCAGCCTGATTGCAAACAGCATTGTTCTTCCGGTTACCGCAAGAGCGCGTATCGCCAACATCAGAAACGTAAGCATTCTTTTTGGAAAAAGCGTTACAAATTACGCCGCCGTGGACCTGACTATTGCCACCGCTAACACAGGAGTTTATACATGGAGTGTGTATAGCGAGACTGCGCCATCTGCGGCCACCTACACATTCTTTGCCACTAACCAGACCTATACCTTCCGGTCTGATGCAAACATCCCATACGGCAGCTATCCGGGTGTGGGCCAGTACGTGGTGTAGGATGGTAGGAGTTGGAAGTTTTGACATGGCATGGCCCAAGCAACAGCCACACGACTTGAGCGGACAGCGGTTTGGGCGGCTAACGGCGCTGTCAATTGCAAATTACCGATTGGGCAAGTCTGTCATGTGGACGTGCCTGTGTGATTGCGGTAATCATAAAGATGTACGAGCGGCTTGCCTGAAAAATAAGAGCGTTAAGTCCTGTGGCTGCCTGTTTAAGGAGTGTCTTCCTCCCGTTCGTTATACGCACGGAATGCATGGACACCCTTCATTTAAATCGTGGGAGGGAATGATTTCTCGATGCAGCAATCCCAAGAACAAGGATTTTGCCTTGTACGGAGGCAGAGGTATTAAGGTTTGCGAAAGATGGACTGATCCCAGGAACTTTGCAGAAGACATGGGAGACAAACCGCCCGGCCACTCTTTGGACAGGATTGATCCAAATGGCGACTATTGCCCCGAAAATTGCCGATGGGCCACTTCAATGGAGCAGGGCGCGAATAAAAGAAGCAATCGAGTGATCGAACTTAACGGAGAAAGATTACACCTGACGGAATGGTGCAGGAGACTTAATGTAAAACCTTCAACAGTAATAAATAGAATCAATAGGGGCATTGATCCGGCTACTGCCTTGACAATGCCATCACAGCGAAAACGGAAAACAGCATGACCTGGCAAGACGAGGCACTGGAGCACGCACAGGCCGAAGACCCCCGCGAGGCCTGCGGCTTGCTGGTCATTATCAAAGGGCGTAAGCGATACATCCCCTGCCGGAATCTTGCAGCTAGCCCCGACCAGTTCTTTTTGCTGGATCCTGCTGAC